GATATTCTAAGCTTAATGTTCCGCGGTTTCAGTTTTCGTTTAGTAAAGAAAGATAATAAATAATGCAAATAGTGATTGTATAAGATTGGCTTAGGACCTTGGAAAACTTTTTTCTCACCGCTTGCTGTTTCCACAAATAAATAAACATTTGCATAATCCGATTGATACCTCTGGTATTGGTCAAATATCTTAGCTAATAAGATGTTATTGCTTGCAAAAATTGTATCATGAAAAAATTCTACCGTTTGACTTAATAATGCATCTGTAATTTCTTGAATTTGGTTATCCATCGTTCAAACTCCCTCTTTGTTTTAATTCTTCAAGCACATCCCCTTTTCTCTTAAGTATCTGCCAAACCTTTGTGTCTATCCCTTTCTTATCTATTAATCTTTGCAAATAAACTTTGTCCTCTTGCCCATACCGCCAAACCCTACTCAATGCTTGCTCATATACTCTCCATGCTAAAGGAAGACAAAGAAAAATTATATTCTTATACTTTGTTAAGTTGATTCCTTCCGAAATACAATAGGTCGCTAAAATAGGTTTCTCTCCTTCCTTCAATGCATCCTCTAAATCTTTCTTATCTTGCCCCGTCAAAAAGTAAACATTCTTTCTGCCAAGTTTTTTTACTATATGCTGCAACGGTTCGATAAAGTAACTAAACACTACAGTCTGTGGGTTATCAGTTATAAAATCAATTACATAATCAATCTTATCTTTCAATAAAGCACTCTTTCTATACTCATACATAAACGCTTGTAAAATATTATCTCCATCAATTTGTTTATCTTTTTGTTCAATCAAATATCGTCCAGATGAAAAATACTTGTCATCGTCTATCAAACTGGGCAACTCTACAATATCTGCACGCTTAATAAAATTAACATATGGTAAAACAAATCGCTCAATAAATTTGTCCTTTATCCCAGGTAGAAAATCAATAATATAGTAAAACATCCCATCAATCCGAAAAAATGTGTTCTTATACTGCGTAAACGATAATTGATTAAACGGATGATCTGGTCGTAAAATTCTTAATTGACTATAATAGTCCTCTGGTTTCTCAAATGGTGTTCCGCTTAACATGACCTTATATGTCTTTGTAAAAACTTTTATGACAAGCTTTGTAATCTGTGCTCGGATACTTTTTAACTTGTGTGCTTCATCAAAAATAATCAAATTCCAGAAAGCTTTCTTCAATATCTTAGGATAATGCAACCGAAAACTATCATAACTCACAATCTCAAAATTATTTAACTTTATATTCCACTTTTCAATCTCTTGATACCATACCTGTTTGACTGATGCGGGACACATAATAAGCACATTCCGAAAATTCTCAGCTATTTTTAAAGCAGTTAAAGTCTTGCCGGTCCCCGTTTCCCAAGCTAAATAAGAATAACCTTCAAATTTTTCTATTGCTTTCTGCTGATGTGGTAATAACATCATTGCCCATCCTTTATGTCCTCAAGTAAATCATACAACTCTTCAGCTAATTGCTCTAAATCTAATTTCCCAGTCTCTTCATACCCTGCAAAATGCTCACATATCTTACAATATGCACTAATCAACCATTCATTTAATTTTTTCTTGCTCAATTCTTCCGTCGCTTGGTCTAACAAATCAGCTATTATTACACTAAACATTGCTCCACCTCCTATAAGGAAATTCTCTTCAAAGTCTTGTATTCAACATATTGTTTCTTAATTTCGTCAGGTATATTGTAAAATGCCCGTTGATATTCTGTTATTTTAATGATTTTATCACCAATCTTATAGGTTCCTGCATCCCATTCTTTTAGTTCTTCCTTTAATTCTTTTTCCAATTGCTCATATTGTTTAAGCTTTGCTTTAATGGCGTAATAAATTTCAAGTTTCTTCATAAAATCAGGACTTACTTCTACCGTTCTAACAGAAATCTTTGCCTCTTCAGGATAACATTGGTTATAAAAAGGACAAGCTCGGCACAAATCATATTGCTCAATTGTCTTAGGTAAAGTTCCTTTCTGTAAATGTTCCTTAACATGAACGGCTCTTTCAATAATTTCTTCAATAACCGCTTTGTCTTTCTCTACATCAAAGAAATGATCCTCTCCAGTCCGCCTGTCAATTACATAGAATACCCCATGTTCTTTCTTTAGCAAGAGAATATAAGCTTGCATCTGATAATAATATTTCTTAGTTAATTGATTATCATAAAGACCAAAACTATCAAGAACTTGTTCATTCGCCGTGCTTTTAACCTCTATGAAATCTCCGTTTTCAAGAACTATGTCTACAATCCCTTTGATATCAAGCTCCTCATCTATCACTGGCAATTGGTAAGATTTGACTGGAACTACCTTTAACAACCTTTTCAATGCGACCTCTTCAAATTCATTTCCTACATCAAAGAACTTTTTAGCTTGTCTAACCGGCAATGGTGTCTGCCTCATAAGAACCAATCGACGCTCACATGGATGCCATAACTCAGTCGGCGGTGTGTGTTTTGGACAATATGTCTCTTGTTCTTGCAAATTAATTAGCTGTTTCAATTCCTGTGCCTTCATCTCTAACCTCCTTGATAGTTTTTGAACTGTATATCAATTGATACAACATCGGTTCAAGTTCCTTTTGAACATAAACACCAAACGGAGTAAAATTAACTTTAACCCCTTGATAACTCAATCTTTTAATCAAAGACCCCGCAAGACGCCTCTGAACCATTTTCGGTAAAAAACTTGCTTTTTCCTTCACCCAATCTTTTATGAACAAATACCTTTGCTTCAAATACTTATACTTCCAAATATTATACCACCAGAACAATTCATCATTAGTCCAATCTTTCACTTCATCTTCTAAATACTCCCTCCACTTATCCCAGTCCAAATAAACAATCCCTTTCATTCGCAACATCTCAGCTTTCGGTATCTTCAAAGCAATAAAACAACCACATCCATAATACTGATACCCTAATAAATACCCTACCGTCAGGGCCTTTTTTCTTGCTTCTATCCAATATCTACAACCAATCCGTGAATACATTACTTCATTACCTCTTCAATTGTCTTATCAGGTTTCTTATCAAACAATTCCTTTATCACCGTATTTATCACTGCTCCCAAGCAAACCTCGGTTGCTCTCTTCATCGCTCTTGTCTCAGCTTTAGTCAATAAATTATGTAAATTATCAATCCCCTTAAGCTCTGCCCGCTCACAAACTCCTACACCCTCACCTCGTCTTACTACACCGTTAGGAAAAATTACCTCAAGCTCCACTCGAACCAAAGCATAATCTTCAGTTATTTCTCTTTCAATTATTCTAAAATTGTATCCAACTGGCAAACTGCTTAATAGATTAAGTATTCCATCACGCTTTATCTCAATAATCTCACCAACTTTAGTTTTAATCTTTGCAAAATCCGACGGTTTAAGCACTTGCTTAGCTACCTGAACAATTCGTTCAGCAGTTGTAATTTCTTTCCTTTCTTCAATCATTTGAATATCAGTCATCGTTTCCCTCCTTTTTTAATTTTTCTATACATTTGTCAAGTTCATCCAATAATTCATCTTTAGTTATATTTTTCAATATTAAATAATACTCAATTGCTTCACTTAACAAAACCCCTACCGCATTCTCTTCTCTTATTTTTACTTCCAATCTCGTATCATCATAAAACAAATAACTCTTAGCCAACTCAGATCCATACATCGCTTCTAAATATAAACATGTTCTATACACCCTCTCCCATTCACATTGACTATCACAATCAATAATCGCATAAAACTTCAAAAACCTTTCTTTCCATTTTTTAACAAGCTCTTCAAAATCATTATGATCAACAACCTCATATAAAAGCTTCAGTTCATTAAACATCTTTACCCTCCTCCTCATTTATTATTTCCCAAATCGCTTCCTTAATCAAATCAGCAACCGAACGACCAGTTAGCTCACTAATCTTAAGCATTTGCCTATAAAGTTCTCTATCTACAGAGGACCCAAGCCGTATAACCTTTGCCTTCCGTTTCCACAATGCATTAACCCCAGTAATCTCATTAGTCAAATATTTTGAATACTTATCCAACGCTCTATCCATCGCCTCATCTATCAAATGAGCAAGAGACCAATTTGTTTGAGTAAGAAATTGAGTAATCCGTTGCTGTAACGGCTCGCTTAACCTAAAAACAAAATTTCTTCTGTCTTTCATAACAAACACCTCCTTTAAGAGTTTATTCTATTATACCACAAATTTTAAAAAAGTCAATA